TGCCCCCCTACGATCTGGCGAAGATCGTCGCCGCAGCGGGTATATGGTTCGGTGGGGCGCAGGGGAAACTCCCATTAGTGAACTGGGAGATTAACGGCCCAGGGGCGGATTTTGGTAAAGTTTTTGTCAAGAAACTCTGTTATCCCAACATCTATATGGATCGTGTGGTCGGCACCGTGACGGAGAAGCAGACCCGTAAGTACGGATGGCATTCCTCCCGATCCAAGAAGGAGGAACTCTTGGGCGCACTTCGTCATGCGTACGCCCACGGGGGTATCATCAACCGCTCTACCGAGGCCCTGGAAGAGGCCCTCATGTACGTCTACTACAGTGATGGTGGACTCGGCCCAGCAGAGTTCTCTAAGGAATCTAATGACGCAAAACTCACCCACGGGGATCGGGTCATAGCTGACGCCCTGGCCCTCCTGGCTATCGGCGAGACTCCGAAGTATAAGAGCGGCGGTCCTACCCCTCCACGCCGATCAATTGGTAGCCGGCGGGAATTAGCCCTTGCAAATCGCAAGTCCCATATGGTACAATGGGGTAATACGGTAAACCTCTCCTCTGGTAGACCCGAGTTCCGTATGAGAGTAAAACATGGCCGGTAAAGAAGTTACGATCAAGAAGGTCTACGAGGCGGTTCGGTTGGGAGAGAAGCGGCTGCACAATTTTCGTGCGGCTCGCCTGATGTTTCTCAAGCAATACGCCGGGCCGTATTACGACAAGCCGAAGGCGGAAATCGGCGCGATGCCGATCAGTCTCATCTATAACGCCATTTCTATCCTGGTGCCGAACCTCGTCACCAACTTCCCCAAAACCCTTATCACGTCCCGGTTTATGAACTATCGCGGTTACGCGGAACTCCTGGGCCTAGGCGTGGACCATCTGGCACGGGAGATCGACCTCCGCACTGAACTCCGCCGATGGATCGTGGACGGTCTCTTCACCCTGGGGATAATGAAAACCGGCCTCGCCACTTCCGACAGTCTCGTGAGTTTCGGGGACGACACCCAGATCGATCCCGGCCAACCTTACGCCCGTATTATCGACTTCGACGACTTCGTTCTCGATCCGGCCTGCAAGCGGATCGAAGAGGCATCGTTCGTCGGCCACAGGGCGCGAGTCCCGCGGCAGATGTTACTGGATTCCGGTCTTTTCGATAATGACATGGTTACTGCATTATCGACAACAAAAAGCGACTCCTCCCGCCAAAAGGGTGTTGACGAGCTATCTCAGCAGAAGACCTCCTCCACCGATGTCGCCGATCTTCAGGATCTCGTGGATATCCGGGAACTTTGGGTGCCCGCAGCCAAGGCGATGATCTGGATGCCGGCGGAGAGTACCTCATACGACAGATACCTCCGTATCGCGGACTATGACGGCCCGGAGAAAGGTCCCTTCACGTACCTCTCCTTCACTCCGCCAATGCCCAATAACCCCATGCCGGTTCCTCCTGTCGGGATCTGGTACGATCTTCATATCGCGGCCAATGATATGCTGCGGAAGATTATGGATCAGGCGGCGCGGCAGAAGGATATCCTCACTTATCAGCCACACGCGCAGGATGATGCCGAGTCGATCAAGAATGCCGGCGATGGGGACATCATCGGCATCTACAATGTGGACGGAGCTAAGGTCCAGTCCTTCGGCGGGCAACAGCAGTCGAATGAGGCGCACCTTGCCCAGATCAGTTACTGGTTCAACCTGATGTCGGGGAACACGGACCAGATGGGCGGAACCCGTTCGGACGCCGAGACCGCCACCCAGGCCACGATCCTCCAACAGAACTCCGCGGTGCGAACCGAGGACATGCGGGATCTGGTCTACATCGCCACCCAACACGTCCAGGAAAAACTGGCGTGGTATCTCCATACCGATCCCCTGATTCACCTCCCGCTCATCAAGCGTACGCCGATTCCGGCGCGAGTAGTCATGGGTCCGAACGGCCCGATCCAGATGCCGCCGCGGATGCAGGAGGAACAGGTCATCCTCACCGATGATGTCCGTGAGGGCGACTTCCTGGACTACCACTTCTCTATCGAGCAGAAGTCGATGAGTCGAGTGGACCCGAACAAGCGGCTCCAGCAGGCGATGCTCTTTGCAAGCAAGGTCCTTCCCGCCGCGGCACAAGCGGCGATGGTCTGCCAGCAGATGAACGTCCCCTTCAGTTTCGCCAAACTTGTGACACGACTTGCGAAGGAACTCGACATCGAGTGGATCGATGAGGTCTTCTACGACGAAGGGTTCCAGGCGCAAGTCCTCGATATGTTCAACAAAACTCCCGGCCCAGAAGGGTCAAAGGGCCAGTCGCCCGGAGGGGGAATGGGGGCAATCCTTCAGAACGGCCAGCCTGGGAACCTCCCTTTCAAGGGGTCCACGGGCGGGTCTGAACTACAACCTAACGGTGCCGGCGCGCCTCGGGAAGTGATGTCCGAATCGCAGCCGGCCGGGATGGGAATGTGATGCCCAAAAACGAAACTGTATCAGCCGACGATGAGAAGTGGCGGGTGGAGAGGGATGGTAGTACCCTGATCGACGCCCAGGAAGTCCGCGGCGATGCCAAGCGACTCAAGAAGGCTTTGGCGCATCTCGCCCAACGGCGGGACGACGCGGCCAAGGCGTTCTCCCTCGAAAGCAAAACCAAGACTCGTATGAAGGAATCATTCTCCGAGAAGGGAGATTCGTAATGCCGGAACAAATATCTCTCGGACGCGGTGGGTATAACGTCGATCCGAACACCATGACGGCGCAGGATCTCCGCAATCTCGCCGATCGGCAAGGGGGCGGCACGCCTCCGCCATCGGAGGAGGAAGTCCAATGGGCTTTCCAGGGGCTATCGAAGTTGCTCGGTGGGATGCCAGGGTTCGAGAGACTGGCCGCGGGACTCCAGAAGGAAGGTAGTACGCCGGTTCCCGCCCCCGAGACTACCGCGGAACAGTCCGCGCCGCCTATGGGCCTCTCCCCGAGCAAGATCGCTGCAATGGGGCAGAACTACGACACCGGCGTAGAGAGTCAAGCCGCACAGAATCTTGGTGCCGCGTTTGGTGGGGACGCCGAGACTGGACAGCAGATGCAGTCTTTCACGAATCGCACGACCGAGAAGATGGTCGCAGACGCAAAAAAGAAGAAGACCTCCGCGAAGGGTTCCCCGAGCAGTCTTGATGTCGCCTCTGAGATCCAGAAGAAAATCGCGGATCTTCGGAAACAAGTGGACCAGATTGACAAATCGGGGACAGGAAACGTAGGGGCAAAGAACGCACTGGAAAGTGTAATCCAGAATCTGATGGGGAAACTCACCGATCTCCAGAATCAGGGTATCGGAGAACTCTGATGCCGATTTACGTCCACGCCTGCAAGCAGTGCGGACATCGGATGGAGGAGTTCCGTCCTCTCTCCGATTATGCCGCCGAGCCGGATTGCCCTATGTGCGGGATTCCGATGCCGCAGACGTACACGGATCAACAGGTACGTGGGGACTACAAGAAGCCCATCCTCATGCAGTCTATGGGGTTCCCTGCCGATCCCGCGGAGGTTGCTGAACATCGCCGGTTGTATCCGAACGTGGATCTGGATTTCCAGCAGGGCCACGCAATCCCGGTTATGCGTAGTCTGAGCCAGAAGCGAGCCTACCTCAAGGCCAATGGCTGGGCAGATATGCGAAGTTTTTAGTTGACATTCGCATCCTTTTATGGGATGATAGAATAGTGTCTCCTACCCTCGTATAACGAGCAGTTGACAAAGGACAGAAAATGCCAGACCCGAATGTAGACATTACACCCGCAGAAGATCCGACCGAAGCCCAGATTGAAGCGAATGCCCAGGCTACCCTGGATGCTATCGATGCCCTGGACGACAACGAAGATGTTTCTGTGGAGTCCTCGGAAGATCCCACTCCTACCCCTGTTACGGTGGAGGGTGAGACCAAGGAGGAAGTTGTTACCCCTGAGCCGGCCGCTGAAGGCGAGGGTGAACCCGTTGTAGAAGAGACCCCTTCGTATGTTCTCCCGGACGCCCATCGCCGATCGGCGAAGGCTCAAGGGTGGACGGACGACGAGATCGACAACGCTTTTCGCGTCAGTCCCGAGCGAGCTTCCGCGATGTTCGAGCGCACCCATGCCTCCCGAACATAGGAGATTAACACCTGGGCGGATATCGGTCGGGCGAAGCGTGAAGAGACCGAGCGGATGAATCGGACTGCACCGGTTCTCGAACCTGCTCCCGTACTTGC